ATATGTGTATTATTCAAACCTGCACACATCAATCATCCCTCTACCATTTGGACAAGAGAAACCAATGAGCAGTATCTATGGCATTATGAACTATATGTTGAGATGTGTAAAGAATATACCCGCCGGTATGGAAAAATACACGGCAGTTCAAGATTCATTGGTGTGATAAATAATCCACCGGAAGATTTAGGCACAGGTTGGAGAGAACCTCCACAGTGTATGCCTGAACAATACAAATGCGAAGATACGATACAAGCGTATCGCAACTATTACATTGCAGAAAAGAAACATTTTGCAAAGTATAAATTAGGAGGAAGACCAGAATGGCTTTGAAAAAAATAAACGGCGGCGTGGTAAAACACATTGAATGTAAAAAGAAATGCGGAACGGGTTGGCTTACTGACCTGAGAATTTATGAGAACAGACCGAATGTTTGGTGCTTAGTATGTCCACGGTGTCACGAGTCTTTTAAAATTAGAGTAGGTGAACGAAATTGATAATAAAAAATTATGAAATAACAAGCGGGGTAGCCCCCACCCAAATAGAAGGAAAATTAATTGACGGTAGGGAATTTTATATTCGTTACAGAAATTGTATCTTTTATGCAGAAATAAATGGAGAAGAAATATCCCGTGTTCAACTATGGGATAGAATGGGAGACTACCATAGAGAAGTATTCATGGAAACCGAAGAGGCTTTCCGATTAGCAGGAATGAAGACGGCTATCAAATGCCGAAGACCTATAAAACATAGGCCAGAATTTGAAGCAAAACAACATTGTAAAACATGCGAAGGTGAAGAAGAATGAACAGAAAATTGAGATGTATATGCGGCGTAGATACTTGGTATGAAGATAGTAGTAATGTCTACTATGTAGACGCATGGCGAACATTACAGGAAAAATGTAAGTGTGGTGGCGATGAATGAAAGATGAATGGCAAATTGAAGAAGAAATGAAAGAATATCTTACAGATTTACTGGAAAATAAAATGTCAATGCAAGACGCTATGAAGATTGCCCTAATGCTTGATGTTGAAATGGATAAAGCATATGATATTGCTGTAAAGGCAATAATTAAGGCGGCCTTCGATAACAGTGACGATTTGACAGTTGAAGAGGTTGAAAAGGCACATGAAATGTGTGAGAAAGTAGACATTACTTGGTGGGGGAATAGACTTGAGTAGAAATAGAAGAACAGTGACTGTAGACAATAGGGTAATTGAAGAAGAAGAACTTTGGGACCTAATGGTGACAGCCTTTGAAGGTGGTAGTAACTATTGGATTGGCACTGTAAATGTAAGTGTGGAAACGAGAAAACTTCACAGTATTTTTGCTAGTGAATTCGGTAATACAATTACTTCTTGGAGATGGTATCATCAAGTTCCTTTTGTATTGGCTGGAACTTCGGGTTACAAGGGACATGAATTAGAAATGGACACTCCAGCCGGGAAGTTTTACTTAACAATTAATAAATTGTTCGACGGGTTAAAATTAATGCACGAGGAGGCTTCCACACATTACAATAATTTTATCAGCGAGAATTGGGATGCAATTACAGCAGATGTTTTCCTACAATATGCCCTATTTGGCGAGGTGATTTTCGGATGATTATTACAATGCTTTTGACAATAATTTTCTCTCTTTTTGTCTGGTTTTTACTAGAACTTTTTAGAGAGGACACAATCTACGGCGTTACTAACAGGAGATGGTGGAAGTGAACTGTCATGTCTGTGATTCAGTTGCTGAAGTAATACTTACTGAAGGTAGACTTAATATACTCGAAGTTCACTCATTAAAAGGTCAGTTAATACATGATTGGACCGGTGGTGGTAGTCTCGCTACACACTTTTGTTTGGACTGTTTTAAAGGGTTGGCAAAACAAATATACCGTGAAGGTTACTATGCCGACCACACACTAAGGAGAGATGAAGAATGAATGGAATAAATACAAACTGCGTAATATGTGGAGGGTCGCTTCTGCACCCCGATGAAATCAAACTTGGCTACCACGAAGAATGTGCGAAATTACAAAATCGCAAAGTTTTCTCAATGAGGGGTGGCAAGTAATGGCGCAAATTAGAAAAAGAAACTGGTGTAGAGAATTTTTGAGAGAAAATGGCCCATCAACTACACAAGAAGTTCTCAATTATATTGAGAAAAAAACGACTGGACTTGGCGGTGCAACTGCTAGAAGTTTAGGCATGATTATGAAGTGCGATTCTATGATTCGCAAGATTGATAAGGTAACACTCACAGGAGAAACTGGAGTCAAATACTCCGTTAACCTATGGGCAATAAAGGAGGAATAAATATGAATGAAGAAGGATATATGAAGCAATTGGATGGAATGATGAAAATGGGTCTAATAGACCAAAAAGACATTGAGAAAATGTTGAAGAAAGCAACGGGTGGTCTTTGGCTCGATGCTGAACAACAGGCTCAATTGGAAACTGCGATGGAAACTTACATGGGGATGATTGATTCTCTCCATGCTATCGACATCATTTCAGACGCAAGAATAACAAGCACAAAGAAGAAAACTCGCAAAGTCGTTAGCGAGAGAATTAGTAACGGCGCAAAGGTAACAGAAAATGGAACATTGGAGGAATAAATATGGTAAAAGTAACAATTTTAAATCAGACAGGACACACAGAACTTGATTTGTCGGCAGACGAAGCAATTCAGCAAATTTTGGACCACCCCACACACTGGGCTTACATTAATGGTGAATTGGTTTCTCACGAAGAAATCGCAAATATGAACGCAGAAGACATTACAGATGTAGTGCTAACTCAAGCAATTGTTGGAGGTTGCTATTGAATAGGTAATCTTCTGTTACCAACCTAAATTGCAGGTATAGCAATTACCCAACTTGGGTCTAAAAAGTACAGTTTCGGGTCTGTTCAAAACCCGCCTTTTTTATTTTAATTGAGGATTGTTATGACAATAAAAATGCCGTGGAGAGCCGAATACTGGCCTAAAATAATAGATGAACTTACATTAAAGAATAAAAAAGAGAAAGATAATGGTGGTTGGCCCTATTTTTACGATAGAAACCGGATTCTAAGAGAACAATTAGAAATATCAGGTGAAATTAATTCAATGCACCGAAATAATAACTATGTATATGTTAACGACAGTAGAATTATAGTTAGTATTATCGAAGCGTGGAACACTTTTGACGATTACTCTCTAAAAGATTTTACTAGAAGGATGAAAGCATATGAAAGAGTATATATGCACAAAGTAATTTACGATAAAAGAAAGGAGGAATTCGATGCACTGGACTCTGAAACTAATTCTTGATTTACCTAAAGCAATTCTTGAATTTAGAAGAAATCACATAAAGGCCGCCCGTCTTCATAAAATTGAAAAGAAACACGGGTCGATTGCTGGGTTTAAAGCCATGTTAGAAGACCCTGAATTTTCTCATGCTGAGGAACACATATACATGGATATGTTGCCTGAAATTTTAGAATGTAAAGACGATTATTCATTTTCAGAAATAGAATGGTTTCTCAGCAAAGGTGAAGAATACGGTGTTTTACAAAGAGTAGATGATATGCCTGTTGAACCCGATGAAAGTTGGAGGAAGTGGGAAGAAGAATGAATAACTTGGGCATATGGTGTAATGGATAGCATTTTGGCCTTCTAAGCCGAAGATTCGGGTTCGATTCCTGATATGCCCGCCAATGGACAATTAGCATAGTATGGTTAATGCCTCCGGCTCATAACCGGAAGACCATCGGTTCAAATCCGATATTGTCCACCTTTTCGAGGTAATTAAAATGATGATAAAATGTTTTAACTGCGATACAGTATTAATACTGAAGAAGACCCTACGGGGTTATAGAATATGTAAGTGTTGTAACTTGCAGGTTGATAATAATATCAACCAAATTTATGCAACAGAATGGAAATTTATCGCCATCAAAAAGGATAAACAAATAATTTGGAGGAATATAATATGATGAAATATAAAAAATTTGTAAGTAAAAATAAGAGAAATGTGCAAGAAGTTCTTGGGACCAGATTGGAACTAAAGAAACCGTGGGCAAATTGTGAAAGACAACTTTGTGCTTGTTCAAAGCCAGATGCTCCCGTTTTCCGTTATCAATGTGAAAATGGTGGAGGCTGTGGAACTTTTCAAAGAATGGATTTTGGTTGCTATCGACTCGCTGTTGGTAAAGCACCAGTAAAAGTTTGCGAAGATTCATGTCCTTGTAACTGTCACCCCAAAGTTGAAGGTGAAGAAGAATAATTGAATAATAAGGGCGGGGTTCCCAAGTACGGTCAAAGGGGCCGGGCTTAAATTCCGGTGCGTATTGCTTCGTGGGTTCAAATCCCACCCCCGCCACTTATTATTTCGAGGTGATTAATATGAATAATAGAAGATTAAAACTACATGAAAGACCAGCACCTGCTGTTGGTAATAATAAACACGCAAATACTATCCGCAATATAGTTCATTTAATGGACATGTATGGTGGACAAGCAAATACTTTAGATATATATTACTGGTTAAATGATAATACCAAATACGGAGTGCCAATGACCGCTCTCATAAATGTATTATCAAAAGGGCCATTTATATCCGTTGGTAAAGAGTCAGCCACCAACGCATTAGCAGTAAAAAGAATGGTTAAAGTTTGGAAAGTAAAGGTTGATAAAGTAGAAGAAAGGAGTGAAAAAGCATGAATAAAGAAACAGACATTTTAAGCGACATTACAGTTCACATGAAGTATGCCAAGTATCAAAAAGACCTTTTACGAAGGGAAACTTGGGAGGAACTATGTAATAGAAACATGAATATGCACATTCAGCATTACCCTCAACTTGAGGGAGATATACGAAAACTATACGAAAACTATGTGTTGAAGAAGAAAGTATTACCTTCAATGCGTAGTCTACAATTTGGTGGAAAGTCAATTGAAATTTCACCAAACCGTATCTACAACTGTGCATATATGCCTGTTGATTCTTTGGAATGTTTTTCCGAAGCCATGTTTCTACTTCTTGGTGGAACTGGTGTTGGTTATTCTGTTCAAAGACACCATGTTGAAAAGTTGCCTGAAATCCGAAAGCCAAATCCTGAGAAAAAGCGACGATATTTAGTCAGTGATTCTATTGAAGGTTGGGCAGATGCAGTTAAGATTCTATTGAAGGCTTACATGGGACAAAATCTAAGCACTCCGGTATTTGATTACTCAGATATTAGAGTCAAGGGTTCTCTATTAGTTACAAGTGGTGGAAAAGCCCCCGGACCTGCTCCCTTGCGTGAATGTTTAGTTAAGATTGAGAATCTTTTGTTGGCAAAACCTGATGGTTATTCGTTGAGACCTATTGAAGTTCACGACATGATGTGCCATATTGCAGACTCAGTTCTTGCAGGTGGTATTCGTAGAGCCGCATTAATTTCATTATTTAGTGCCGATGATAAAGATATGATTTCATGTAAAAGTGGAACATGGTGGGAACAAAATCCTCAACGAGGGAGAGCAAACAATTCAGCAGTTTTAATTCGTAACCGTGTAACAAAACCATTCTTTTTACAACTGTGGAAAAGAATTCAAGAGTCTGGTGCTGGAGAACCGGGGATTTACTTTAGTAACGACAAAGATTGGGGAACTAATCCTTGCTGTGAAATTGCACTAAGACCATATCAATTCTGTAACCTTACAGAAATTAACGCTTCATCAGTAGAATCGGAATTAGATTTTTATGGTCGATGTGAAGCCGCCGCACTCTTGGGAACTATTCAGGCTGGTTATTCTGATTTCCATTATTTGAGAGATTGTTGGAGAAAAGCAACAGAAAAAGATGCACTTTTGGGTGTAAGTATGACAGGAATTGCTTCAAATACTTATGAAAAACTTGGTGTAAATCCTGAAACTTTATTGACTTATGGGACAGAAATTATCAAGAAAACTAATATAATATTTGCAGAAAAAATTGGAATAAAACCTGCAAGTAGACTGACATGTATCAAACCTGCTGGAACAACTTCCTTAGTTCTGGGAACTTCGTCAGGAATTCACGCTTGGCATGATGATTTTTATATCCGCCGTATTCGTGTTGGAAAGAATGAAGCAATTTATTCTTATCTTGCTAATGAACACCCTCAACTTGTTGAAGATGAATACTTCTCGCCACATGATACAGCGGTAATTAGTATTCCTCAAAAAGCACCCGAAGGTTCTACAACTCGTAAAGAATCGGCACTTTCGCTTCTTGAAAGAATCCGTTTGTTCTCAAAGACTTGGGTTCGTAATGGACATGTTGATGGTATTAACACACATAATGTTTCTGCTACGGTTTCACTTCGAGAAGGAGAATGGGATTTTGTGGGAGAATGGATGTGGAATAACCGTGAATACTATAATGGACTTTCAGTTCTTCCTTATGACGGTGGAACATATAAACAAGCACCGTTTGAAACAATCACCGAAGACGAATACAATGAACTTGTAGGAACTTTGAATAAGGTAGACTTAACACAGATAACTGAACTTGAGGACAATACAGACCTTAAGGGAGAAATTGCTTGTGCTGGTGGAGTCTGTGAAATTTAAGAAGAAACACTCACTGATACCAATTGATACTGTTATGAAGGATGGGGAACCTCGTAGCAATAAACAAATAATATCAGCAGTAATAGATTTGCCTACGCATGGAGGGCGAATACGAAGAATAATACCTACTACACAGGAGGTAGCCATGTATGTAAAAAATAACCCAAAGTATGAAAAAGTAAATGAAAAAGGAGATGAAAAAATATGGAAGATGAAAATATAATTTTTAGAGTGACGAGTTTTAAATCAAACGGTTCTGTTTGGACAAAGACTTACGAAGATGAACAGAAATTACTTGAGGTATTACCGGTTTTATATAACCAGTTTCCCCATGTAATGGTTAGCAGACAAACATTAAGGAAGCCTCATTTGGAATACCTTAAGGAACTGGGGGATAAAGTATGAGAATCGAATTTCACATTGTAGATGATGCCGAACTACCACCAATTACTATTGCTATGGATAACGAAGCCCTACACCCTGTTTTGTTTATTAACAATCATCATCGCATTTGGTTGGGATTGATGAGAAACGCAATACCGGGAATGGCACAACAAATGCAAGAGAAACTTACACTTCTATGTGACGGTTTCTTGAAAGAACAGATTAGATTTGCACAAGAGGATGAAGAACATGAGTGATGAAAAACTAAAAAATAGAGTAATAAAGGTTAGACATGTGGGAGGGAATTGCCACCAAGTAGTGTTATCTACTCGTGCAAGACAATTAACTACCTTTATGTCCACAGTTTCTACTCATACTGAATATATCGGCCACCGGTATTATAGGCGACATAATAGCAACGCCCATTCAGTGAGAGAAGGAAACGACCAAACAGTTAATTACTTTGGAAAAGCGTGTGTCAAAATATTAAATAATGCCTTTAAGAGAGCAAATACATTTGCTTTCTTTAACGCTTACGGCACTCTCATCTTTCAAAAATTGGATAAGAAATACTTCCTTAACGGCAACATGTTAACCAAGACAAAATTAAATTCTGTTTTGCCAAGTATTTTGATGAGATTACCTATCGTAAAAGACTCAGAAAAATTTGATATTTTCGTGGATAACATTTTAACTACCGACCCAGTAATTACCTCGGCTATTGTAAATAAAATAGAATATACATTCTACGACAATGGGGCAAAAGTTGTGACACTTCTAAATGTAGAGAAGACGGGAAGGGAAAGGTCTGCTATCGAGTTATATGAGGGACTTTGGGTTGATTTCAAAGACTCTCAAATGAAATCTTTCATCAACTCGTGTAAAGGTAATAAAAATAAGTTCTTAGCAATAAGTCCTGAAGAACTATACTACCTCTCTCGTGGGGAATTTTTATCCCCGTTAGAAATTAAAACGGTGTATGCTTTCTTGGAACAGAATCGCAAGTCTTCATTAGTGGAAAAGCGTAGTATGGAATTGTTTAAAGACCTTACAGAAAGGTTCAAGGGTAAAATATTTGAAAAGGCGATGATTGTTGATGATGACAAAAAACAATGTATGGCTGTAAAAGGAAAACAGTTAGATTGGATAGTCGTAGATAGGGGTTATAAAGCGGGTAGGCAAGATGTTTCTACATATTTAATAATCCCTACAAGTAATTTTAAGTATGAGCGTAGTCGTAAAGTCTATATCCCTCTTGGAGAAACACAGGGTTTGAATAATTTGAATATTAATAATGTATGGTTTGACAAATCCAATAAGAACAAATACCTTCTTCTCGGACCAATATGTATCGACCAAGCACATACGGGTATTTCAATTGGAGACCAATTTGCTGCAAGGTCTATGGCATTACTAAACGATGTCCATAGTTTTGAACAAGTATCTACGCTAAGAGGGTATGCAAAAATGAAACCTGTTGATAGGATTGATTGGGATGCCGTGTCTACTTTGTTCCGGAAGCAATAAATTCAACAAAGAGATAAACCTCTATGTTTGTCAGAGTTGTAACTTAATCAATGTATCGAGGATTATGGAGATAAATAATTCCGTTACAGTGGACAGAAATTTAGTCGAATTATCATTACTTTGTAGTGAATTTAATATAGAAAAAACAGAAGAAATTAAAAAAATGTTTCGTTCATCTTATGTTGCCCTTCTCAAGGGTAATTATACTATGTCGGAACTATCAGTAGCAGTAGTGTTCCTTAACAACAAGTCGCTCAACATAGCAAAGTTGGGCGGCTTCATGGGGGTTAAAACACGCAGGGCTAAAACCGTTGTTAAAAGATTACAGGATATTTTCAACATAGACTTAGTTTATTCAGTTGAAGAGGCGCATGAATTCTGTGATACACATAATTTGAATGCGAAGGAAAAAATTACGAATGTATCTAAAGACATGGAACTTACAAAAGAAGTTCTAATGTCTTGTATATATTTGGCTACCGATTTGTCACACGGTAAGGTAGCAGAAATGTTTCATGTAAGTGGAAATACTGTGTGGCGACATGTAAAAAAAATGGAGGAATATGAATGAAAAAAAATAAAATAATGATTATTGGATGCGGTGGAATTGGTTCTTTTCTAATCCCACTACTTGACCGAGTAGCGATGTATGACATTACGGTTTATGACCCCGATGTTGTAGAGACAAAAAACCTAACATATCAAAACTTTGATTATGATGATGTAGGAGTAAATAAAGCAGAAGCACTATCACAAAGATTTAACTTTGAACCTCAACCCTATAAGGTTCTTACACCTTCTCAAATTGAAGGTTACGATTTAGTTATATGCTGTGCTGATAACTTAGATGTGCGAAAGATGCTTTATAAATCGGGTATTAGATGGCTTGATTTGAGAGCGCAGGGTCGAGCCGGTTTGCTTGTAAGTTCGGATGAAGACCCTAAACTTTACACGACATTAACAGCAGGGCCGGAAGGTTCTTTTTCATGTCAAGGTGATAATTGGGATAGAAGTAATCAAGGAGTTCACTTTACTCATGTAGCGGTTGCAGGTTATGGCGCACAATGGGTTCAAAGATTCTTTGCTGGAGATTATACTCCAAAACATATTATGGTGAACGCATAAAGAGGATGATGAAAAATGGATAAAATAGTAAGAGAAGAAATAATTGGACACGAAGAAGAAGTTACTGAGGACATGGTAGATTTATTCTACGAAACTTGGGAACCCCAAACAGATGCAGAATACATCGACGAATTGGTTATCAACTCAAGGTATGAAGTTGTAGCAGTAATTCGTGAAGAAAATAACACTGATTGGGTTCAAGAAACCCTACAAACTTACGGTGCTAAAGTTGAACCTAAATACGAAGGTGGGGCTATGAGTTCCTTTTTCCGTGGAACAGAACCAAAAGGTCCACTAAATGTTCAACATACAGATATTCCTGCTGAAGTCTGGCAAAAAGAAATCAATGAAGTTTGGGGACATTTATTGCGAAAAGGAGAAGATATTCCTCGTGACCGTAGATTTTTAGATGCAATTTGGAATGCTTCTACCAGTATTTTACCGGGTCTTGAAGTATCAGTTATTGTAGACCGTAAAGGAAAACTATTTATGAATAGTGGGAGTCCGGGCTATGTAGATTATGGTGGAGTAAATGTTACAGGAATGAGTATTCCTATCCGTTGTTGGATTCATACTCATCCCTTTGGCTATGCCTTTTGGTCTGGAACAGACAATAGAACTTTGCGTAACTGGCGACCAATTAATAAGGAAGCAATTGTTATCGGAAAGGGGGAACATATGATATGGGAGAAAACACAAACAGGGGAAAGAATGACGAAGATAGTAGACCGAGAAGCCTTCGAGTTGTAAGGTTTCCTACATTTGGTGATAGAGAAATTGAGTGTCCCGTATGCGAGGGAAATAAATGTATCGTATGTAATGGAACAGGATTTTTTGAAATAAGTGGTGAAGTGTGGGCGAGTATTCAACAGCCGCATATAGTTCAATATGTGCATGATAACTTGCCTACACTTTCTAAGGAATACAATACTATGTATGGTTCCGGAATGATTATGAAAACATTGGGCATTCTCAAAAAGAATTGGGAAGTATTAGAGGTCAGTAGTCTAATAGGTTCAATGTGGATATGTATTAATATCCAAACTGCTGAAACAAAACACTTTTATAAAGAAGGAGGACTGAAAAAATGGTTAGTATTAGAGAAATAATGAGAATGTGGAAAGGAAAGCGTGGTGTCACAACAGATGCGGCAATTGAATTTCAAGAAAGAGCGAAGCAATTGATTGAAGCATTGGTTAACTTGTCAAACTTTGAAGCACAAAGGCGTGGTAATAATTCCCGCCTAAGAGCAACAGATGTTCGATTGGCATACCTTACAATGTTGGATAATCGTGTGGATGAAATAGATGAAGAAGCCTATACAGGTGAAGTAATTTCAAGAGAACATGAAATGACAGAAGAAGAGTTTGGTGATTGGAATGCTGAATAATTTAATATTACAATTAGATGAAGCAATCGAGATGGCAAATAAATCAAGTCAAAAGGCTTTGGTTGCGAAACTTACACTGATTCGTAACTATACTTTAGGATTTACTCATGCACTTTGGGGTGAAAAGATTGTCGAGGATTAAGACAGTGACCCACGGTGAATATGAAATCCTACAAGCATTACTCGACTCTTCAGTAATTGCTGAAGCAATTGAGCGTGTAAAGTATGACATGGTTCCCGCTAATGATGATGTAGCGGAAAAAAGATTCGGTCAATCAGTAGCAAGTGTGGCACAATATATGCAAAATATGTGTGACCGTCGCCTACATAGATTGCCAAACAATCATCCAAATTATAAGGAGAAATAATTATGAAAAGCGAAGAAGAAGTAAGAGCAATGTTACTACAAGCAGAAGGAGAAGCAAAGTTTTGGCGTGACCGCTTTCATTCACGAACAATGGACACAAAAGAAAACGCAGAATGTTTGCGTAACTATACAGCGTTGCGTGGAGTTTTAAAAACCCTACGCTGGATTTTAGAAGAAATTACTTCTTCACCATTGAGTTGATATTATGTATGATAATGAAGACGCACCAAAGAATGTTGAAGAAGGAATTGAAAGACTTTTAGACAGCATTTTGTGGGAGGTTTTGGAAGAAGATATGGGACTATATAAAAAGTCCCCTTTTAGTAATTATCCTTCATGGAAAGATGCAGATAAAAAAAGATACGATAGGGCAGCAAAAGTTTTACATAAAAGGTTAAAAAATATGATGGATAATAAAGTGGAAAGTAAAATCGTGAAAACGAAAGTTCTCTCCTCACCTGATGCAAAGTATAATAAGAATAAAACTCTCAGGGAATACATGAGAGAACATGTGGGATGATGATTTAGACCAAGAACCTATCGAAGAAGGTAACATCGTAGATATTATAAGTCACGATGGAGTAAAGAAAGGTAGTGAAATAGTTGCTGTTCATTGTTTTATATGTGGAGAAAAATTCGTAGGCCCTAAAGATAAGGCCGGAATGTTTATTAAAGGACACAAAGAGTTCCACCAGTGGGAAATCGTATTATACGATACCCTCGGTGGACCATAATGACATATACAGAAGGACAGATTCAAGGAATACTTTTGCTTGCAGGAATACCACAGTTCAAAGTCGTGGGTATTATTAGTAAAAGAGGTTGGGAACCGAGGTATGATATTAAATTAAGAATACCTGAACAGATGTTATTACCAACAGTCCAAGCCCTCGAAAGACTACAAGTTAGTTGTCAGTTAAAAAGAGAAAGAGGGCGTAGAGTAGATACCATAGTAATTCGTAGAAGACTTGATGTTTTACGGATATGTGATATTTTTCCCCGAAATGTTCCATCAAAGAGCAAAGTGTGGGGTAAATTTATCCGGTTAATGGAAATGGTTCGCAACGGTGAACATATGAACAATGATAGTAGATATGAGTTCGAGATGATTTTAAATGAAGAAAACAATAGAGAAAAAGAAACCTAAAATATTTGTGGGTAAAGCCGGAACAGGTAAGACTTTCAGTGCGATAGCCGCTTTGGAAACTAAAGAACATGTCCGTTATCAAGCCGATAATATACCAATCGACGATGTATATTCTTGGCCTATGGATGTAAGTATTATTATTGAGGATGTGCATTACAAACCAGAAAAAGAAAAGATTATGGATTTAATCTATTCTGGTAGAAAGGTAGTGCTTACATCTTACAATAAAAAAGATGTTCCCAAAGTAATTATCAATGCCTGTCAAGTTAAACTGTGTGGTAAAACCAACAGAAATCAGTTAATGATTAAAACACTACATGCTAAAAATTGCGAAGAGGTTAAAACCTTTGAGGCAAATATGTGGTCGCTTACGAGCAATTACATTAAGATGAAAGACCGTGATGATTTCTACAAAGGTGTTCGCTTAACTGAGCCTCCACCTATGCAGATATTGTCTTGGGTTTCAGCATCAATGCCCAACAATAACAAATTAGCATTTGTAGCATCAACGCTACATAGATGGCCGAAGGACTATTTCTATGCGCTATTGGCTTACTCTTGGGAAGGTGGTTATATTACTATGACTCCACCTAAGAGAAAGTCGTCGAGTTTGTTTCCGTCTATTTGTCTCAAGTTGGGACTTAAGGAAACAGATGGCTATTTAGTGAGAAGTCTTGTGAGAGACCCTCAATATGCTAGATGGGCCGCTAAGAGACTATTACCCGAAGAATGTAAAGTTTTGGGTATAAGTAAGGAAAGAAAAAAGAGAATAACAAAAAGAAAAATGAAAGGATTGGAGGATTTCTAATGAGGAAAGGAAAAGGAATAGCGTTCACAAAATGGGCTGGGGAAATGCTTAATAGGCTACCCTATAAGTTTCTGCGTGAATGCTACGAGAAAGAGATGAATTTAGACGAGGCGGTGAAAGAGTATGAAAGAAGACATGAAGACTCTAATTGAACTGACTGAAAAAATGGCAAATGAACTTCACATTACAAATAAAATTGCTATAAGCGTTTCAATTGTAAATGTGATTACCCTTGTAGTGATTGCTTGGGGACTAATGAGGTGAAAAAAATGAAACAAATGAATGACTATGTGTTAATAAAAAATGAAAGAAGAACGACCACCGATAGTGGAATTGTATTGAATGCGAACCAAAACGGAGGAATCGTTTATGATTCTCCTGTTGGGGATATGGTTGGAAGATATGTCTATTACAAAAATGGATATACTTTCCACGATGAAGGGGTAGAATATATTGCTATCAAATTAGAAGATGTAGTGGCGGTGAAAGGATGAAGATTTTACATGGAGATAAAGCAAAAGAAAAGTTAATTGAAGGTGTGAATGCTGTTGCCGAGGCTGTTGGTGTAACTTTCGGTCCTGCAACAAGAAGTGTAATTATTGATAGAAGAGATGGTTTGGCTCCATTAGTTGTAAATGATGGTGTAACCGTTGCTAAGAGTATTGTTCTCGAAGATAAAATGGCTAATGCAGGTGCTAAACTTGTTATTGAAGTCGCATCAAGAGCGCAAGAAAATGCTGGAGATGGCACTACAAGTTCAACAATTATGGCACAGTCGCTCATCCAAAGAGGTAAAGAACTTTTAGGTAAGCATACAGGAGTTGCTATCCGAACAGAACTTGAAAGATTGTGCAAGGTAACTTGTAATGAATTAGATGCTTTATCCTTAGAAATTGAAGGTAGGGGCATTTATAATGTGGCAAAAATTAGTGCAAATAACGACGAGCAAATGGCAGAACTAATATACCAAGCCGTTGAAAAAATAGGATACGATGGAGTTATTTCAGTTGAACCTTCACCTACGGGTGAAGACACTGTTTCCTTTATCGAAGGCTTTGAATGTGACAAGGGATATATTAATCCTGTTTTATCAAAAATATTTGGTGAAAGTAAGACATTTGATAAACCATTGATAATGGTTTCTAATGCGGATATTAATGACTTTGCTCAACTCATCCCTGCACTTGAATATGCTAAGGGTAAAAACCGACCTTTGATTGTTCTATGCACTTCTATTGGGGCAGTTGCACTAAACACATTTGTAATGAATCAAGTGAACGGGAATATCAACGCTTGTATTGTTCAAGCCGAAGATATTTCATTCTGGCAGACTGAAAAGTTAAACGACTTGGCTATATTTACAGGTGCTAAAATGATTAACAAAGAATTAGATATGTCAATTGCAGATATTAATGCCTCATACTATGGGCAATGTAATAAGGCAATTATCTCATCTAAGAAGGCCGCATTCTTGGGCTTTATGGGTAGTGATAATTTACTACTCGAAAGACTTGAGGAAATTGAAACCGAAGAGTCTATGGCTGAGAATGATTACTATAAAAAGAAACACTCGGTTCGCTATGGAAAACTACAAGGCAATGCCGCAGTTATCGGTATTAGTGGTTTGTCGGAACAAGAGATACAAAACAAATTAGAAAGAGTTGACGACGCTTTGAATGCTACAAGAGCCGCTATCGCTGAAGGAGTTATTCGTGGTGCTGGTGTGGAATTATATAGCATAGGACTAATGTTTAGCCACGAAGATACAAACGAGATTGAAGATGTTTTCTATAGAACATTGAAGACCCCCCTTCAAAAAATCTATTACAACATTAACGGTTTGGAGTTATACACTGAACAAGACGGTGCTATTACTGATGGTCTCCTTTATGATGGGAATACTAATACTTTTACAGGTGATGCAGAAGTTTATGACCCTGTTCGAGTTGTTAAGTCTTCTCTACGCTCGGCAGTAAGTGTAGCAGGATATGTGTTAACAGCAGATTGTTTGATAGGTGAGTAGTAATGGGTGATAAACCGTATTACTTTACAAATTTTACTTCACATACTAAATACCCCAATACTCCGGAAACGGATATGATGGAAACAGTAGTGCATGTTGTAAAATTTAAAATAAATGGAGAAGAAAAAATAGTCGAAGTGATGGCAACTGACCCATCAAATGCGATAAATATAGTAAGGAGAGATTTGAATGAATTGGACAGAAAAGTATAGACCGAATGTGATAGGAGATTTAATTGGGCAACATAAGTTTGTTGCCGATGCAGAAACATGGATAAGTAAAGGCGATTTACCACCGGTTCTTTTGTATGGAGTTCCGGGGATTGGTAAAACAACTGCGGCCCATGTATTGGCTAATCACTTTCTTGGTGATGATAAAGATACAGACTTCTTAGAAATTAATGCGAGTCAAGACCGTAAGTTGGAAACAGTACGACAGACAATTACAAACTTTGTCAACACTCGTTCTGTTTCTGGTAATAAGTTTAAGATTTGTTTTCTTGACGAATTGGAAGGAATGACCCGTGATTCACAGCGAGCATTGAAAAGAGTAATGGAGCGAGCGATAAATGTTCGATTCGTTATTGCTTGTAATGACCCGTATGCTGTTGATGATGCTATCCGTTCCCGATGTGCAAATTATTTCTTTACACCAATACCTGAAGACATTCAGGTAACTCGTTTAATGGAAATTATTGCTGAGAATAATGCAGAATTTACTGAAGAAAACGCTCGCAAAATTGTAGATATTTGTGGGGGAGATATGCGTCGTGCAATCAACGAATTACAGGCGTGTATATATTCCGGTAAAACACCGGATAATCTACTTGATGAACACATGGGGCCTTACAAGTTTTGTTTAGAACAACTTCTTGATAAGAACCCCAACGCATTAGAATTTTTACATAGGCTTGTTTTTGCAGGTCATACTGTAAAAGATATATGTGGTAAACTCCTACAATGTGTTTTAGATATGGAATTATCTGCTACCGAGAAGTTTAAGGTAGTAGGTGCAGTAGGAGAAATGGAGTGGAGAAGCAGAAGTGTGACTCCTAAAGTGCTTGTGGCTTGGTTCACAGCACAGTTTATGAAATAAAAAAAAAGAAAAAAAAGGAAAGTGAAAATATGATTGAAAGAGTAGAAAAAGAACTGAACAGTTTGGCGACCCGACTAAGTATTGAAGTCGGAGAAATGAATGAAAAATACACGGAGATTGGCAGTAGCAATAATCTCGACTTAGAGGATGAGCGACAACAACTTGTTGCTTTGACTTTGACTCGTAATTATGTTCGTGGCCGTCTTGCATCTAATAGAACTGCCTCAACAGGCTTCGGAGATGCGGGAACAGGTTTCTTTATTGGTATCGAACCAGCCCGTGATGTAATGGAATGGAAGCGAAAGAATGTGTTGAGCAAGTTTAACAGCGATTCATCACAAGCATTGAAAGATGAAATCCTTGCAGAAGTTACACTAAACGACAAGGGAGAATACGAAAAGACTCAAGTTAAGAACAGTGAATGGGACACAAGAGTTATTCCTCAACTTCCGGCTTCGGCTATGGAAGTTGGTGAAAACAATTGGATTGTTCCTGTTGACCCTGTTAAGTCTTGGGCATCAGGCGATGTTAATAAGAATTACGGAAAGCCTTTGCCTAAAGAAGAGTTTAAACTTCGAGCGCATTTCATTGGAATGAAGGATGATGGCGATATGCAACTTTGGTCGCTTCAATTGAAGAACGACCAAGCAAAGAACTTTAATGTCGAAACATTCCGTTGGACTACCATTTATGGTTTGTTTAATGAAGAAAGAAATGCAATTTACGGTATTCGCAACAAGACTCTATCGAGTATGAATTATCTCGATGTTCTTGATGAAGAAGACCCTCGATGGATTGATGTTTCCGGTGAATCTATGGAAGATATTCTTGTTGAACATACAGCAGAATACCTTGCAGATATGATTGAATTGGATTCTTACCATGACTTGATTTCTCAACAACAAGGTTTGCGCCTTGTCGTCACTGATGGAATTGTCACAAGTATGAATCTAACACCTAATGAGCGAAGTGGTAATAGAGTAATTTGGGTTGAACCTGTGGATGCTAATTACGGTTTCGATGAAGACGATATTCCTGAATCAACTCCGATTTGGGTTCCTTCTCATGTTGATATTAACTTTGGAGTTGGTTCCGATGTTATTATTGTTGGTCGAACAAACCAAACGCAAAAGAAGGATGATGATGGAATGCCTATTGACGGTGAATATAACCCTGTAACAATTAACTTGTATGGAGTTTATGCCCGAAGTGCAACAGGTGTTGTCGTTGAAGAAGTTGTAGAAGGCGAATCAATGGAGTTTTGGTGATTTAAATGAATTACAAGAAAGCAGGTTTGATTACAAGCGTGGCCTCGATTTTACTGAGTATCGGTGTTTATGCCGCATATGATGAAAACTTGGGTATTTTCGTTGGTCTGTGGGCTTCAACATTGTTGTTGCTCTCGGACAAGATTGAAGATATGCTTTGATTTAACTTCCGTGTAAATGTTGGCGGCTGAATGACATTCAAATAGGTGCGAAGCCTATACTTTAAAAGGTGAAAAGATGATAATTAAGATGAATGAAATACTACTAGACCTCGAAGAGGTAGAAACAATAGAATGGAAAGAAGACGATAACGAATACGACAGATATAGTGTTCGTTTTCACATGAAAAGCGGTAAAATGTTCACACGCTTAGTGCATGAAAAACAACTAAAAATATTAAGTGAACAATTCAAGGAGGAAGAATAATGAGTTTGAAAGGAAAAGGAAAGGCGAGTAATCTCGTAAAGAATGCAAAAGAAGAAGATGTGAAAAGTGCTTTCGCAAGTGCAAAGGCTAAGGCTTTTAATCAACGAAAGCGACTAATGGATAATGAATCGGCATACATGTTGTGTGGAATTAGTGGTGACCCCGGAACGGGAAAAACTGGTTTAGCAATTGATTGCAGAACTGATGAAGAAAAAGAAACCCATTGGGTTTTTATTCTTGATTTCGATGAAGGTGCAGAACCTACATGGAGGCAACATTGGTCGAGTGATGATAAAGTGTTTATCTACAATCCCCATGTCTATAAAGAAGATATGACCGTAGATTATTTGGCTACTGCTGATATGGCTCGTTTCTTTATGGGAATGGTTAAGGAAGCAATTGAGACAAAGAAAATTGAATACGGTGAAGAGACTATTGAAGTTGAAGGCGTTAAAGCAATTGTTTTTGATGGATTAGATACATGGCTTGATACTACAAATATGATTGCCAGATTAAACCACATCAAAGGTAAGGACCCACGAGCCGCAGATAAAGTGAAAATGGTTCCCACCCAATGGTATGCAAGAACAGAAGAATACAAGCGATTGTTTAAGGCCGCTTGTCAACTTCAATGCCATAAGTTTTTCATCACGCATATGAAAGAAGTGCATGATGGATTTGAAGTGGTTGGACAAAAACCCGATTGGGAAAAGTCTACTACCGCAAAGTTGTTTCAACACATTCACACATACCGTGAAGAAAGAAACAATACTACAAAGTTACACGCTAAGGTTCTTAAGTCAAAGACCAATGCAGACAATGAGGGGCAATCCTTCTTATTGTTTGAAAACGAAAAAGGTAAGGTTACTTGGAACGGCTTAGTGCCAATCAAAGAAAACAACCTTTGAGTGTAATGGTTTTTGAAATAGGGGTGCTGTTATGTTATGTTATATTATGGAGGAATTTAAATGGAATTTAGAATGAATGGAAAAGAATTGAAAGAAGCAATAAATATTTGTAGACTACGGGGTAAATATAATGAAGGTATTGGTAGTAAAACCAGTGTTCTCTGTGATGATTTATTCATTGAAGTTGAGGAAGGGATGGTATATATTCAAAATGCCAATAACTATACCTATGTAGTTTATAGACATACAGATGTAGAGGCAGTTAACGGGATGGTTAATTTGTCCGGCTCAATACTTGAGAAGTATTTAAGTGATACTGATTTAGTATTTAAGAGCGATGATGGAAAAATTGAATTGACTACTAATAACAGTGTGGTAACTTTACCTGTCTTAGGTAGGCATGAAGAACTTCATGTTATTTATAGACTGAAGGATAAGTTAAGAAACTTAAGTCGAAGGGCTATTAGAAAAATGTCGAGAGAGGGTGTAGAAATTAAAGTAACTGAAACACTTGCTCTTAAAACTATGCTTGATGTTGAATCGGAAGAACTTATGGGTGCGATGACACTTGCTGAAAAGGTAGGTAATTCAATATACAAGATTGATTGGGATGGAGAAAAACTTCTCGTAAGTTCAACTAAGAATAATGAAAGTGTTTTTACCGAAGTAACCGCTTCTGGTAATGATAGAAAGGCTACGGTTGAAATTTCTTTACCGATTAGCAAACTTGTAAGCAGGGATAAAGAAGTTATGATTCTTTATGATGATGAAAAGCCTGTAGTGTTTGCTAATGAAAAAGTTACGGTGCTTCGTGCGCCGAGGTTGGGTGCTTAAAATGAATGGATTAAGAGATACAATAAATGAATTAAATGCAAGAATACAAGAACTACTACAAAGTAAGAACATGGATGAAGCCGAGTTTTTAAGAATGTATGCTAAGAGTAAGTCTGTTCAAATCGCATTTGCTATGGGTAGTCGAAGTATGGCTACAATGATGGCAAAAAGTATATTAGACACTTTAGAAGAAGTGGAGAGTGAAGAAGAATGAGCAATAAGAGAAATAACACAGACCAATATCCAAAACCTGTTCAAATAATAATAGATAAAGAATTGATGAAAGTTCTCCCCCCAATACTAAGTGCGTGGAAAAGAGTGCAAAATCAAGTTAGTATTCACCATAGGGTGCATTATATCGAA